GACGCGCTGCATGTTTATGCGGCGTGCTGCGGCTTTGGCATTGACCGGGCGCACAGTGTCTGGATTGCGATCAAGTACGCATTCACCGGCCAGATCGGCAAGCAACGCATTAACTGGCGGCGGCATACCTGACGCCTAACGGAGAGCAACAATGACATTCGACGACTGGTGCGCCACTGACGGGGCCTATCTCAACGACAACGACCTTGCGGCCAGGGCGGCAAGGTTGATGGCGCGGCGCGCATGGGATGCTGCCGTGGCCGCAGATGCCGCGTGGCTTGCAGTGCAGCGCAACGAAACACCAGCGACAGGCGCAGAATTTGCCGCTGCATTGCTGGCGTATAGGGCCTCCTAAAAGGAAATTCGGATGAAGCTCAGTGAGTTGATTGAACGGGCACAAAATGCAATTGAGACGTACGGCGACCTAGATGTTTGCGTCCCATGCCCGGACGAGGGGATCGATGACGAGCTATGCGACGCCAACCTTGTCAAAGTGCGGTCAAGGGGCAGTCCGTACATTGATCAAAAGCGATGGGACGCAAAAGACCGCGAATTGGTATTCGTGGTGGCCGCATAACGATAAGTTAGGCGTCTTGGTTGAGAAAAGAGAGGAACGACGATGGAAGACAAATTGATTGCAGCCGGCGTGAAGAACCTGCACGCCTACGGCTACCCGCACTGCGACAAAGCCAACATCCTGACGGACCAGATTTACCGCGCTTTCTTTGCTTCGATGTTGAAGGACAACAAGGGCAAAGCTGGCGCCGCAGTAGACAAGGCGATAGATTCGCTGCTGGCAAAGTGCGAAGACGCCTAACTAGCGTTCTCCCGCACGCGGCCACGCTTTAATCAGCGCGTTCACTTCTGCGGCAAACTCGTCTCGCTCGACGGCGGATTGTCGAGCAGCGATTGCAATCTCACCAGCAACGGCTCCAAGATCGGCAGCATAGGCTGAGAGTGCTGCGGCCCGAGCGTGACAGGCGGCGACGGAATCCTCGCCGGGGCTACCGGCGGCGTAGGCGGTGAGCTGGTCGCGCAGCCGACTAGAGTCGAGACTAAGAGCGCGCAGGCGGGAAGCCTGCTGGGTGATCGTTGTGCGTGCATTAGATAACTCCGAGGCCTGTTGATCGACGGTTGATTGCCAGCGCGCCTCAATCTCGCGCTGGCGGGTTTGCTCAAGGGCGATTGCCCGCTCAGTTGCAGCGGCCGCCTGGGCGGCTTTGAGGCGCCACCCGTCGGCTTCGTGGCTGCGACCGAGCCAGTACGTGCCAGCGAGCAACGCGACGACGGCGACGGCACCGGCTACCGCGAGGGCGGTTCGGAGGCTTGCGAGCGGTACGGGTAGGCCGGGGATCATTGACGGACTCCTTTATGGGCGCCGGTTGTTGCGTTTTTGACACTCCGGCATTTTGTTGTCGATACCCCTTGACAATGCGCACCCGGTGCGTATGATGCTGGTCATGGATGCAACGCATCCGCCGCTCCCCTGGATCAGGGGCTGGAGAAAAAAATGCAAATCTCTATTGGCACGGCAGCACATTTAGCTCTTAATGGCCAGCGGTGCGATCCTCTTACCGAGGCCATGAAAAGTGCCATCGGGTCCGAGCGGATGCGTGACCCGGCCTATTCTCCGACGCAGGCGGATATTGATGCAATTGGCGCGACCCTCGACGTTGCGTGGCGCGAGATGAACGAAGAAGACCCGAGGCAGATTGGCACAGTTCAATGGCACGGGGGCGTTTTTACGTTGCAGGACTTCCACGATCGTCAGAATCAGTTTCTTGCGGCGCGTGAGGCCATCAAAGAAGTGGCGCACCTAGTCGGGTTGTATCGGCCGGCATCTCATCAGGTCGAGTGGCCCGCATGAAGGCTACGTTAGCGCTGGAGTACATCGGGGAATCACAAGACGCGCTCTTAAAAATGTATTCCATGATTATCGATCAGGTCAAGCCTGGGCTTGGCCGGCGCGTAGTCGGGAACGCTCGTCCGCGCAAACCGTGGGTCGCGCGCATTGTCGGGCGCGACCGAAAATACGGCTGGACTCGCGAGTTTCTGCAAGCCAACTGGCAGCGCAAGCGCGCCAATTCAACTCACTCACGAGGAGTCGAGCTTTGGTTTGTTTTGGATTCGGGCAATGTCTACGAAGTCAAGTCGCCGACGAGCTGGCGATCGTCCGACCGCTATTTCTGCATCGTCAACGGTGAAGGTGAGATTCAGCGCATCGCAGAGTCGGTGATCGAACAATGGCTAAAAAACCACTAGGCATTGACGTTTTGACGGCGGCCCGGCAGCGAATCGCAGCCGTGTTTGACGACTTCCCGCGCATTTACGTTTCTTTCAGCGGCGGCAAAGATAGCGGCGTGATGCTTGAGCTTGTGATGCAAGAGGCAGTGAAGCGCAACCGCCGGATCGGCTTGCTATTTGTCGATCTGGAAGCGCAGTACCGTCTCACCATCGACTACGTCACGCAGACCTTTGAGCGCTACGCCGAGCACATCGAGCCGTATTGGGTTGCGCTGCCAATTCACCTGCGTAACGCAGTCAGCCAGTTCGAGCCGCAGTGGGTTTGTTGGCAGCCAGGACGCGAGGCTGATTGGGTGCGGCAACCCCACGCTAGATCAATCACCCACGAGGGTTACTTTCCTTTTTTCCGGCGGGCGATGGAGTTCGAGGAATTTGTGCCTGCGTTTGGGCAATGGTACGCACAGGGCAAGCTGTGCGCGTGCTTCGTCGGCATTCGCAGTGACGAGTCGCTGAACCGCTACCGCACGATCGCCGGCCGCAAAAGCACGTTTGATGGCCGGCAATGGATGACTTGGTGTGGCGACCACCTATACAACGCCTACCCGATCTACGACTGGCGCACGGAAGACATCTGGACTTACAACGGCCGCTTTGGCGCCCCTTACAACAAACTGTACGACCGCATGCACCAAGCCGGTCTAACGATTCACCAAGCGCGCATCTGCCAACCTTATGGCGACGATCAACGGAAAGGGCTTTGGCTCTATCACGTAATAGAACCTGAGACATGGGGCCGGGTTGTTGCGCGAGTCAATGGCGCCAATCAAGGCGCCCTCTACGTGCAGGAGTCGGGCAGTGTGCTCGGCTATCGCAACATCAGCAAGCCCGGCCATTTGAGCTGGCGGCAGTTTGCCGAGTCAATTCTCGCCAGCATGCCGCCATCAACAGCCGAACACTACAAAGACAAGATCGCCGTGTTTTTGATGTGGTATCAAAAACGCGGCTACCCGCATGGAATTCCCGATGCCGGCCCCGTCGCCGACAAGGGGCAGCCATCGTGGACTCGCATATGCAAGGCGCTGCTTAGAAATGACTATTGGTGCAAGGGGCTGTCGTTCAGTCAGCACAAAACGGAAGCGTTTTCAAAGTATCAGCAACTCATGAAGCGACGGAGAAGCCAATGGAACTTGATCTAACTGCTGCCGGCTTAGTTGAAGAGGCGCGCGCGTTGTTTGCGCGCTTCGCCGATTTAGACAATGACAACCGCATTGACGCGATCAACGCCATCAGGCTTGCCCTGCGCGAGCACTCGCCGATGAAACGCGAGCCGGTGGACTGCGTGCTTTGGGTTCGCGCGGAACAATTGCATGCCAATGACTACAACCCGAACAGCGTGGCGCCACCCGAAATGCGGCTGCTGCAACTGTCCATTATGGCGGACGGATACACACAGCCGATTGTGGCGTGGCCGGATGCGGAAGGCAGTTACGAAGTCGTTGACGGCTTTCACCGCAACCGAGTTGGCCGCGAAGTCGGCGCCGTTCGCAAACGGGTACACGGCCGCCTGCCGATTGCGGTAATCAACACAGAGCGCACCGGCAAAGAAGATCGAGTCGCGGCGACTATTCGGCACAACCGGGCGCGGGGCAAACATCAGGTTGACGCTATGGCCGATATCGTCATTGATCTGGCGCGGCGCAACTGGAGCGACGAAAAGATTGCCACCGAACTCGGCATGGAGCCAGACGAAGTACTCCGACTAAAACAGATCACAGGGCTGGCCGAGCTTTTCTCCGAGCGCGAGTTTTCGCAGGCATGGGGGGCAAGCCATGGTTAGTGACAAAGTCGTAGCTGGCCCGACCGACATCCGCGCCGCCCGCAAAGCGGCCGGACTGTCGCAAACCGCCGCGGGCGCTCTCTGCCACCGCTCCCTGCGAGCATGGCAAGCCGTCGAGGCAGGGGATAGGACGCTCGACCTGGCCGCGTGGGAGCTTTTTTTGCTCCGGACGGGGCAACACCCTAGCCACAAGCTGTGCGCGCGTCCTGGGGCATCCAGCGCGTCACGCAACGCGCGTCCCGCTGCCGTCAATCACCAGTTTTTGCCCCCGCCCGCGCGGGTCAAAGCTAACGTGTACCCACCCGCCTCGGGCGCTGCCCGCAAACTCGCGGATGATCTGGTCTGCCCCCATGTCTAGGGCCAGCGGCGCGAGCAAGTCGAAAAGCTGCTCGGTCGATCCATAACTCGGGGCCACGAAGTCCACGGCAAACCCCTGCACGTGGGCGCTGTTGTCTCGGCTGCGCAAAGCGCGGTTGAGGTCTAAGCAGCGATACCAGCTTGTGACATGTACCGGCCGGCCGACAAACTTGCGCAGCCTGTCCATTTTCGCGGCCGTCGTTCGGATGTTCACGCGCACCGAAAGCGGCGGGGTGTTGTCGATGCCGAGGCGGATGGCGGTTTCGCTGTGCGTTGCTTCCGACCAGGTGAAGTGCTCACTGAGCGGGTCGATCATGTCGCTCATTGCGTGCTCTCGGTGCCGCGCTGCTTGCGCCAGGTCTCGATCCCGCCCACCGCCGCGAGCGTGGCAGTCCCTGCCGTGAGTTGCTCCCAGGGCACGATGGGCGGCGCGGGCCACTGGACCCCGGTGGCGAGCGTGAGCAACGTCGTCAACCAATACACGATGGGCCACGCCACAAGCTGATAGCTATAGGCAGCGAGGATGGTCAGCGCGATGCCGCGCTTCCAGTTTTCGACGGTGAGGAAGCGCATGCTATCGCTGCATCCGCTGGGCTTCGATGCGCTCGACGCGGGTCGACAGCGCGTTGTGCTGCTGCTCTGAGACTTTCCGGTCGCGCTCCATTGCGACGAGGATCGACTCGATCTTGAGCTGCATTGCATGCTGGCTGCGAAGTGCGTCATCAATGGACGCCTGGCCTCGCAATAAGATCCAGCAAAACAAAGCCGCCAGCGGAGCACCGATCCACTGCGCAACCCGCACCGCGGTTTGCATGCTGTGCTCATGCTGCGCGAGTTTTGTCCGTGCCGCGTTGACCTCAATTGCGATACTGCGCAGGCTCTGCGTGAGCGAATGCACGTCGTCGCCTACCGCCGTGCGGATAGCCTCGGCCACACGGCGCGTCTTGTCGTCAGTGTCGTCGATCATCTGAGCGTCACACAGTTATGGCGGATGGACCACGGCAGACCGTCGCGCAAGAGCGCGGCGTCGCCACCGAATGGGCGCAGCTTAAAATCCTGCCAGCGTAGGCTGGGGTCTTCGACCAGGCAGCCGCGCACGCGGTCGAAGCGGTAGCCGGTGCCCTCTTTGAACCAGACGCACCCGGCATATGGATGCACGAGCAAAGCGGCGATGACCTTCCACGCCGTGCGGCCCCGCCGCTCGAACCCGACGAACACACCATCTGTCGAGTACGGCACTCCGGGCAACCTAGACCGACGAGCCGAGCCGACAATAAACAGCAGCAGCAACGCGCCGCACGCTAGAGCAACAACGGTGCCGACCGGCCAGCCGGTGAGGGCGTCGCAGGTGTCCTGAGTTAACCGGAGGCTTGCGCCGGTGATGCCGTGCATCGTTTGGCACACCGCGACCTGACTCGATTCAACGGCGCCGACTGCAACCACTACAAGCGCGGCGGCGCGCGCTGAAACGCTTAGAGACGGCTGGAGAAGTAGGCCGGCAATCACCGCGTAAAGCAGTACCCGCTCGACTCCACTCAGTGCAGCGTCAGCAACGCGCGGAGACCAGCTCCAATCGGCAAACATGTAGTAGCCGTGATGACCAGCCAAAACGGCCAGCAGCAGCACGGCCGCAGCCGCGTATGCGCGCATTAGTTGGCGCCAGCCGGAGGCGGGGGCGGCGGGTCGTCTTGCACTGGTCCGCCGCCGCGCAAGGGGCGTAGAGCGTACTTGGGCGCCACGAAAGACAGCGACTCCGGGGCGTAGGGATCAAGCCGATTAGCAACCCGGCGCAGAATGCTGGCAATGCGCATGCGGATGCGAGTCATCATGTTTGGTCTCCGTCTATGCCTGATCGGCGGTTGCTCGAACGATGTTAGTGCCGTCCGAAAATATGATAGCGCGGCGCGCGTTCGCCACCGTGATGCCGGTGCCGGTTGCTCCGATAAATCTCAGAGACTGCGCTCCGGTGGTCTCATTACTGACCGTCCAGATTTGAGGGGCCAGCGGGACGATCACGTCTCGCGTAGTGGTCAGGCTGACCGCGCTGGTAAACCTCAACACCTGATTGCGCGCCTCGGCTGCGGTGAGCGTGATATTCGCGTCCGCGGTCATGCTGCGGCTGAGCAACCCAGCTACATGCAGCGGCTGCACCCAGGCCCGCCGGTCCGTGTAACTCGTCACAGCGACCGCGCTTGTCACCACTTCATAGAGTGGGATTCTGCCTGCCGTGAATCCGGCGGTGTTGCTCGATACCGACCCCGCCCTGGTTGCCTCGACAAAATTCGTGGCGCTGGCAGTTAGGGCAAGCGACGAATTATTGATTGCCGTCAGCACTCCGTCGACCAGCATTTCGCCGCCATAAAAGCCCCAGGTCAGCAGACCTGTCGTAGAGACTCGACGGCCGAATAGGATAGACGGGCTTGATGCGTCAAAGTAGCCATTGGCCGTGACTTCCTTTTGACTTTGTCCCTCTACGATAAAGTCGGGGACGCCGCTTGATCCACTTGAGTCAGCCATTAGTAATCAATCCGCAGGTTGTCGAAGAAAACGCTAGTCGCGAGAGTGGAGTACAAGGCGAACTGACCAGCGCCGGTGAAATTGATGTCAGTAACAGAGATGCGCTGAATTCCGTTGATTAAAACTCTATGCAGGGTTCCGCTGACCTCAATGCGCATACGGAATGTGCCAACCGTTGGGCCAGTAATCAAAATTGAAGCCAGATCGTTTTCTGTGCCGCCCGAAGTATTGTTGACGCCTCTTTTTAGATCAAGCCGAATACCACCAGTGTCCGGAATGAACATGGCTGCATACGCATACGAGCCAAAACTACTAGACCATGCAGTTGTCCTGTAAATCACCCCTTGCCACCCAGCTCCGGTTTGATTTGTGCAGTCCACCTCTAGCGCAAAATCCGCGGCGCCCAAGGCCGTGTCCAGTCGGCTCCAGCCTCGACCAAATGATCCAGCATTAAGCGCATAACGCAGACTATTAATTGAATGAGTAGGCGGTCCATTTCCAAATAGGGTATGACCAGCTAACGAGCTGTCGTTCCAATCGCGAGTGAAGGGCAAAAGCGAAGCGCTGATTACGGCGTCTGCAATTTCCCCTCGCCCGTACCTACTGGACTTCTGCCATACTTTTAGGCGTACCGTCTGCCACGGAAAACTGGTCGTTGCGATTTGCGTTTCGATGGGGATCTCCCATGACCGCCGCCCAATCAAATCGGGCAGGTAGAAAATCCGAATGTCTCCGTTGGCAGTTGTTACCTCCACGTCGTAGACCTCTTTGTCCTCGTCGAGCGGAACGTCCCTCCCATCCTCCCACGCGGCGTTTATCCTTGCCCTTCGCGTCCATCGGATCACGTAGACATTATTCTCCCCGCGGACAGCCGAGAGAAAAACAGGACTTAGAGGCCGCAGCGCCCGGGCTTCATGTCTGACCGTCTGGTAGTACGATGCATCTCGACGGCCGCCTAAAGTGTTTGCTGCGTATATCCATTGTCCGCGGTCATCAATCGCATCAACTTGTATGCGCCTAACGGTCTGAGGCGTGAGCAATACAAAGCGCTCGCCCTCTAAATGCGCGGTCGCCACGTCATTCGTGGCACGCCTTGCTCTAAGCAACCCTTTAAGACGATACGTTGTGCCGCTGATTAAAGTCGCGTCCCGGAATTGGACAACCTCGTCTCCAATGCAGGCAACGTTTGCGCCGTTCAGCACGGCAATTTCAGTCACGCTCGATAAAGTGCCACTCAACAACTCTACGTCGAATTGGCTATTCATATCCCACACATTGGGACCGGACCAATTTGGGAAAGGCGTAACTATTCGGCCAATAGTGCCGCTTGTGTATATGCTTAGCTGATAGTCCCACGCCGGCCAGTTAGCCGGTCTGCGTTCGATGGCCGCGCCGTTCCATCTGCCGCCCACAAATGCAAAGACCGCAGCGTATACACCTCCGTCATCATCTTCTGCCCTCAGTGCCGGCAGGTTCATAACTTCGAGGTGGGTCATCGCCGGAATGGTAATGCCGACCCCGGGAGGCGTTAGACCCGGAGTGGCAGTTGCCGAGTACACGACCCCGGAATGGTCGACCGCCTCGAAATTGACTAGAGGTCCGGACTCCGACTTGCGAACAATGCGGACACTAAAATTAGCGGCAGGCGTAACTAGCGAAACAATGTCGCCCGGCTCGAGGTGCGACCATTTACGAGTTGTCGAAAACTTGCGCTGGTTGCGAGCGACCCACGCTTCGGTCAACAGTATTTGAGCGGCATCGGCTGCGCGCTGATCGGTCAGGGCAACAGGGATATCCAATTCGATCACCTGCTCGCTGCCGGTGGTCATCCGCCTAGCGCTTTGTGCGCTCACCTGATAGTCGGCCCCTGTGCTTCTATAGCGCAGAGTGAGACGCGCAGGCAGGTCAGTTTCTTGGGAGCGAGAACTTTCGATCAGATCAACCGTATCGTCCGTGGCCGATGCCCCGAGATCGTCTGCCGTGATGGTCGCAACAGTGCTCCCGTTGCGTTGTGAAAATCTCAGCTTGGCGTCTGACTCAACACCGAAAAACGGATACACCCTTGACAGGGCTTCAATTGCCGACCGGGCCGTTTGAGATTGAGACAGGCCATATCCGACAACGGGGTCTGTGAGAGTGGCTGTATCCAATTGACCAGCCGTCAAGCCAGCCCTTTGCGCCAGCGCAGAAACCACACCGCCCACAGTCCTAGTGGTCGATGGCCCGCCGCTTAAACGGCTGTAGATGTAGATATGTCGCTTAGCCGGCGGTGAACTATTTGAGGTGTCACCTGTAATACAACACAACCCGCGATCCGCATAAATTGAAATGTAGTCAGCATCGAAACTGGCCGGCAGAGACGGGCGGTTAGGCGGTTCGCTAGAGTAAAAAAGCATGTGCCGGCGTAAAACATTGTCCCTGCCTATTTTGTAAACGCCTACGCCAGTATCCTCCCCATAAGCTGAAGGTGTGCACCATATATGCTCTAAGTCGCTTTCCATCATTGCGACTTCTTTACGGCCAGACCTTTGAGTTACCGGAGACAATCCAAATGCGACGCGATCTTCGCCGTTTAAAAAACTTGTCGTCCCGCTTTTAACAACATCAATAGAAATGCCGTTGTAACGAAACAAAAAAAACTCTGTTGCAGGCCCATTCGCAATGGTACTGGTCAATACAACGTAATGGGCAAAATCAACACAAGCGATTAAAGCGACGATTAGTTTTCCTTCAATCGGCGTGCCGACTATCAATTTTTTATCGTTGTCGTTTTCCCAGCCAGTCAAATACAACTCTGGCCTTTCTGGGTCGTTTGCATTCCAGTTTAGATTCCCGGTTTCTCCAAGGCGCCATACGCCAAAATCAAACTCCTGGTAAAACGAAGGGAGGTATATGTCTGCACTTGTTAGGTGCGATGACCCAATGTAGTTTCCCGTATAGTCGTAAAGCCAAACCGGAGGGGCTATCAATTTGTTGAGAGTCCTGGGCTGTTCAGCAATACGAATAACTCCGTTAGAAAATCCGCATATAACAGTTTGTGGAATCGCCTTTGAGATCGGCGAGTTAAATTCCGTCGAAAGCACTCGGAAACCCGGAGCGATACTGCCGCTTTCGACTACCTCAAATGTTAAATTGGGTATGCGGTTGCCAAAATCCGCCAGCTCAAGGTCGCGGAAAACCACATACGCTAAGCCTCTGTATGCTGGCACGTTGCCAACGCCGAGAGCCGTCTCGATTGTCGGGTCGGGGAGTTGAGTGTTGGAGCCGACATAGACTGTCATAGACTCGCCGACTCGAATACTCCCGGTGATTGCCTCGGCGTCTGCCGTCTCGCTCACGTCGTAGACGAGGCGAGAGTCTGCCCAAATTCGGAGCACCCCAGAGATTGGACCTTCGCACAGGCCCACGGCAAAGCTTGCGCGGTATGAGTACTCAACCGCTGTTTGACTAGGGCCGCCTTTACCCCCGGCGTCCCGTTCGGTTCGGGTTTCGATTAGATCGGTTGACCATATGATGTTGCCGGCCAGCCTCCACGATCCATAAACGACGGGGATCGTCAAACCGAGCGTGCTTGACTGGACCGACAGCTCACTAAGCCGTGGCCCTTGGGAGACAATCTCTTCCGGGAACAACCACCACCCGGCAGCATTGCCGATGGCGGAACCAATGGCCGCGCCGAACGGGCCGCCCAATGCAGCGCCGGCCGCCTGACCGATTAGAGTCAGTCCAGTCCGTGCGATTGAATCACTCACCTGCAACCCCGGGCAAAGAGAACGCTGCGACGATCCTCGAGCGCCACGTGTCGTCTAGTTGATGCTCAACTACCGCACGCGCGGGAGCGCTTGCGTGAATGACCGAAAAGCCGCCGTACAGATACGGGGCAACAAACGCTAGGTGAGTTGGGTTTTGATCGAACCGCATCACGGCAACATCGCCAGCATCTAGGTCGGAAATATTGATGCGGGTCATGTAACGGGTACAAAGATCAATCATTGACCGGCCATCGGCCTGACGATCATACGGCGGGAGAGTGATGGACGCAATGAGTCCGACCTCTTTTGCCACCCCCGCGATTAAACCCACACAATCACAAGCCGCCCCCTTGACACTGGCTTGATGCTGCCAGCGCGTGCCAATCCAGCCGCGGGCAGCTTGCACAATGTCACCCCGGCTCGCCATTACGTGCCACCGTAACGTAAGGTCTTATCGACCCCCGGGACGTGAGGGAAGCCCCGGAAGTTAACGAGGTTGTTGAACTTGACTTTACAATGGTCCGTCGTTTTGTTGCAGCCCTGGACGACCGAGAATTGATCGCCGATCAAAACGTTAGACGGCATGGGCAAAAACAACGTGACGCCGCCAGAGCCCGTATTTGATCGGACCTCCATTTGACGCCCGGCGTTTTGCCCCGAGGTCCACGTCAAACGACCTCCAGCATAAACATCTACCGCACCGACGAGGGCAGACGCAACAAACTGCCGGTTATCAGTGACCGACGTGACAGTCCCTGTCCCGGTTACTCCGGCCAGATTGACGCCGCACCTAGAGTCACCCAGGTCCGCATCGCAGGTCGGTAAATAGGTCCGGGTGATGGTCCGCTGTAGCGCGTTCATCAACCCCCTAACCTCGACCTGCCACGAGCCCTTTGATCGAGAGACCTCGCCGAATTGCCCAACGCGCAGGACCATCTCGCCCTGGGTCAGGTCAGAAACATTAACGTGAGACACCCGCACCTGGGCGCCATCCCACAAGCCCGCCTCTAGGTCGGCCTCGGTGATATCTGGCCCGCTCAACAGTCCGAGCACGTCAAGGTTATCCGTTGCCAGGTCGGAGGTGGATTCAACCGCTGACGCGCTGGCACCGGTTGCGGCTTTGTAAAGCACGCCGCTATACGAGATATCAATATCCGAGTCGGTGAATCCGAATACCTGTTGATCTCTGCGAGTGACGCGGACTATGGTCCTGATCGTCGTGACCGGCTGTGCGATATGACTAAGTAGACCAGCAGAAATGCTCTTCACGTGCGCAGCTCGATCAAATTGGTCTGCCAACTGTAGAGCAGTTCATTTTGAGTGCGGTCGATAATTTGTATGCGCGCTTCGTCGGATTCAAAGCGGACCGGGACGTCGAACTCACCAGACCACGTAAGGGCGTCTGTCGGCTGAGGGAAAAATCTAGCCGTCCCTCCAGTGGCAGTGAGTCCAGTGGTTGAGGTGCTAATCGTAATGTTAGCCCCACCCACACCGGTCACCGCATGGCTGCGCCCGTTCAGAATGGTTGCAGCGGTGCCGGTCACACCCTCAATCCATATGCGGCCGCCAACGGCAAGATTAGGCGCAAAGGCGGTTGCCAGCGTCATGGCGTGCGATGCGCCTACGGTGTGCGTATTGATTACGCGATTCTGGTCATTGACAAACGTGATCACGCCAGTCGTAGTGTCAATTGAGATATTGCCGTTCGCCGAGCCAACTGTGACCGGCGATCCGTTGCGCAAAACAATAACTGTCCCGGAGACCGGCTTGCGAATTCGGCGAGCCTCCGCAAACGTGCCGGACCCATAACGACGCATGAGCTGGTAGGTTGCTACGCCGTCACCTGTTCCAAGCGTGCCCTGGTCAATTGTGCCCAGGAACGGTTGCAAAACGCCAGCGGTCGATGCAACTCGATAATCAGACCAATCACGGAACCTGAACCCATAAGCCGCGCCGCGCATCATGCGAAAAAATGCGAGCAGCTCATCCTTTTGCGCTTCGGTTCTTGGGCTGTGGCTAATGTCGTATCGAGCCCTGGCTTGTGACCAGTTGATGTTTCGACTCTCGAACCCGGCGCGAACGGTAATGATGTCCGTGCTGTACCCCGGCCCACCACTGGCTTGCACCGATATCCGCTCAGGGAATCGCGGGCTTTCCATGAAGGTCATGGGTTATCCGTTCCGCCGTCCGGCCATCGACAACTGACGGCCAACGGCCAAGCCAATCTGATTAGCGGTCTGCCTCGTTACGTTTGTGCCGGGAGGCAGATTAACGTTGATGTTCATGGCGCCGCCACCGTTGGGGACAATCTGCCCACTGCTGCGGGGGACAAATAATTCGGGACCACGTTCTCCTACCAGGTAGCCCATGCCGGCAGCCACAGGGCCGCCCATGGCGCGAGCGCCGCCGAAACCGAACGCACCGCCAATGCTGCCAAGAATACCGCTGAGACTCCCGCCGTCGCCAAGAGCCGACCTTAGCGCCTCTGCTAGTGGCTTGACGATCAAGAGTTGCGTGGTCAGCTTGAGTAGATCTTTTAACAGGGCGTCGAAAAAGCTTGCGATGTCCAGACGGCCCGAGCTAATCGCGTCCCCTAGGCTACTTGCAAACGTAAGGGCAAGCTCTTCGACTCCATTGGTCACTTCCTTTAGGCCGCGCGCGCCCTCGCTGTTGAGGCCGAAAATGCGGCTGTAAGCGGCCTCGAATTCTTCGAGGCTGATAGTCCCCTCGAATAGAGCATCGTCAATCAACTGAAGATCGCGCGCCTGCTGCTCGGCAGCGCTGCGGCCGGTAAGATCGGCCAGACGGCGTTCGCGCTCGCTTACGATTCGGGCGATGTCCTGCTCCAGCCTAAAACGCTCACGCAGGACTGCAATGTCTTTCTCGTACTGGTCAAATAATTCCTTGTTGGCGTCTTTGTTTTCTCGCGTGGCTCGAGTGTTTTCTCGCTTGGCCCTTGCGTTTACAAGGACGCCATCAGCACTTTGCAATGCGGCGCGGCCTTCGTTGCTGTACTGGCCCGCACCCAAAGCCAGCGCCTCGCGCAATTGACGTTGCCTGGCCGCAGCCTCTTGCACCTGATTGTTAAGGTCTTGGAGGATACGGCCTGGCAAAATTTGGCTAAACGCGCGGCCAAAGTCGAGTCGGCGAATGACATCTATCGTATCGTTAAGGACTGGCAACACCCCGCCCGCAAGGGTGTTCTTAAACCGTTCAAATGTAGCGCCGAGCTCGTCAAACTCTTTTTGCAGTTTGGCTGCTTCGGTCACGGTGTCCTTAGTCAGACCACTAAACCGCTCTAACCCATCGGCGCCTTGATTGAGTAGCGGGATTAACTTCGCACCACTTCGGCCAAACAAGTCAACGGCCAGCGCAGCCTTTGCCGGACCGTCTTCTAGCTGACTAAACCGGCCGGCGAGATCGCGCAGCACGTCATCGACTGGGCGGATAGAACCGCCGGCCGTTTTGACAGCAACGCCAAAGGCCTTGAAAAGCTGCGCCGCCTCTTCGTTCCCGCTTGCGGCCTCACCCAGACGAACATTAAGCCGGGTAATGGCGGTGCCGAACTGCTCAGCGCTAACGCCAGACTCGCGCGCCGCCTGCTGTAAATTGGATAGCTGAACAGCAGTAAGGCCAAGTCCTTGCGCGGCCTCGTCAAGGTCGTCAATAGACGACACCAGCGAACGTAAACCAGCCAAAGCGGCGCCGCCGCCAAGGCCAGCAAAGGCAGCGCCAAACGAAGCGAATGACGCTGCGGCGGATTCAACGCTACCACGCACGCCACGAAATACGGCCGACGCACGGTCTTCGGCCGTGACTACGATGGTAGTTTTATTTGTCATGCTGTTTGGACGTTAGTTGATCGCGCACGTATTGCAACAACTCCCAAAGCAGTAACGGATCATCGACCGGATGAAGCGCCAAATATAACGGCATCCGCTCTGGCAACCATCCGCCGCACCATCGCCACGCATGATATACAGCGTGCGTATCGGCCGTGAGTAATGGCATCGCTGAGCTAGCAAGACTTGACAGGCCCGCTGAAACAATCTGACCTTGATGCGCCTGGCCCCGCTCCCAAACCAGGCGCGCGTCTAGTTTTTTTTGGCGGCCTCTATGCGGGCCGCACGTTTAGACAGGCGATCAAGCAGGGCATCACGCATTGATACCGCCTCAACCGGGTTAGTGTCCAAAAGCAATGGCACTAGAGCACGGTCGAACGTCACTTCGGGCGAAGGTTCTTTGGGCAGGTCGGGGATCAAGTCGGCCTCTACGATGCCCGACCAGCCGACTACGCATTGTTCAAGCAGCCCCCGGAAAAACTGAACGGCTCCAGTGTCACCAGTAACCCGCCCAGCCGACGCGATTTCCAACTCATAGGCCGTTGGCACGCGAAGCACAATTTGTGCGCGCGGACCCAATGCAAAAGAAAATTCCCGCGCCTTGTTGGCGGCTGCAATCAGTCGTTCAATCTCGCTCATTAGGATTGATACTCCGTGAACCTAGCGGAGAGCGCGACGTTAATAGTCCGTTTTAGAACCTGATTAACCGCAAAGGCCGGCGCCGCGCTGAAGCTCCACACACCAGTACCCACAGCGCGCGGGATGCCTACGGCGTCACGGATGCGAAGAGGGCGATTTGCCAAAGAGTCAGCAGCCGAACGCACCTGAGTCCAAAAAGTCATTGACTGGTCGTCGTCTACAGTGAAGCTCACATCAATGGGCGTCTGGTTTGTGGGGAAGCGAAATTGCAAGGGGTTATCAATGTACTGCCCATCTTGGAATTGTTGCTCCCCGCCGGTCACACTGAGTTCGTTGATCTGCTGAAGATCGGTCCAAGTAAGAACGGCGCGCAGCGTGCCGGCGCCCTGTCCTGCTGGAAACGTGGTTGTGTTGCTAGTGTCGCAGCCCTCAAGCGTAACGTCATTAGTCGCTACTGCGCTGACCCTAAAAACGCGGCCGGCCAGACGACTCCAGCCGGAGCTAAGGATTTCCACAAAGTCGCCTTGCGCGGTTCCGTGGCCGACGGCGAGCGTAACGACTGCGTTGGCAGCGTTGCTAATGCCAGTGATATTGGCAGCAGTGCGGAAGGTCGCGGCGATGGAAGGGACGCTTCCGTTAACGATGATGCGAGGCATGTTTTCTCCTGGTGTTGCGGTTACTCGGTGTGCATGACACGGTACGTCCAAACCTGTCCGAACTCGTCTAGCTGCGGCTCGAACTGGTCGCTTCCTTCTGACTCGATCACGATATCAAGTACCGTGGTTCCGCCAAAGGTTCCTTTCTTGCCGTTAAGAGCTACGCGCACGGCTTCGCTTAGAGTCTTTAGTTGGGTGTAAGTGCGCGCGACGATGAGCACGTCAATAAGCCCATCTACTCGACGAGTTGCTACCTGATCTAGAACTGGTTCACGCTCTGCACTTTGCTTTGTGTAGACAATGAGCGGTGCCGCAGCCTCTTGCGGCGCGGCGCCGCCGTAGATGCGCGCGGCTGCACCGCTGCCCACGATGGCGGTAACGGCGCCGTCGGCATCGAGTAAGGCTTTGATTGCACGTTCTGCGCGCATTAGCGTTCTCGGCCCGCAGTTAGAAACAAGTCAACGCGGTTGTTGACGTATTGGGCAAACGCATTACTTGCGGCGGCCTCAGATTGATTGGCCGCGCGCTCCATAAAACGACGGCCTTGGAATCCTGGGTGCTGTACCTTTTTGACTAACACGCGGCCGCCCAGGTTGAGCGCCTTGGCTGCCCGAGTGACGCTGATTTGGTGTGGCTTTGCGCCGCCCTCGACGATGTTGGCGTAGTACGCGAGCTTGCCGCCTGCTTTGACTGTGCCCTCTATCCGGCCGTTTCTAAACGCTCGGGTACTCACCCGTATAGATCGGCGCAGATTTCCGGTACGGCCAAGCGGAGCAAGATTGCGCGCAACGCCACGAATGACAGCAACCGCCGCCCGCATGCCTCCGCGCATAATGTTGCGGCGTAGCCTTTCGGGGAGCGCGGAAAGCCGTTGCTTCAGAACATCAAAGCCCTGAAGTTTAATGTTTAGCTGTACGGCCATTGGTTGCCATTATGTTGTGCGCCACTCAGCACACATAATCTGTAGCTCGTCGTCTGCCTGCAGCAAGTTCATGACAGCGGTGATTTGCAGCATTCGGCCGCCGAAATTGATCCGCATCTTTGGGGTGATGCCAGCTACAAGGCTGCTGTAGCGGATGCGAATGCGCGTAGTCAACTCGCTCTGCTGCTCTTGATTGAGAAAAAATTCGCGGCCTGACAGCGGCTCTACCGCTGCCCATACGGTTGCCACAGGCGACCACGTTTTGACCATTGTCCCGTAGTCTGCGTCACGCACTTCTACCGGCTGCTCAATGGTGACGCGCTGGTCCAGCTTGCCTGCTCTCATACGCCCCACACCCGATAGGGATCGAGCAAGCCAGAGACAAACCCGTGCGACATGGCCGGCTTGTCTGCGCTGGCCTCTCTGTTGGCGTACATGTCTCCGATAGCCAGGAGCATCCGCGCCTTGATTGCCGCAGGCACGGCGGCTGCGTTGGACCAGCCTGCAATGTAGGTCACGCGCACCGCTTCGGCCTGGGCACGCACGGAGGGCCAACTGTAGCCGTAGGCCGGCTCGATCCACGCCTCGTACTCGCTGTCAGCGATGAGCTGGTAGCCGGCCGGGTTAAGTGCCTGCGTGATGCCATCGCCGTCCACGTAATGGATCTGCGTGACCGCGGTCACGCGGGGCATGGGCAGTGCGATGCTGGTGGGAAACTGATCTAGCGTGAGTCGCCACGGCGTGCTAACGAAGGTGCGGCCGGTCTCGTGCTCGGCGGCCTCGCGGGCGGCGGAGATCATGGCGGCGATCAGCGCGTCTTCGTCGGATGAGTCAACCCGCAGATGCGCCTTGGCCTCTGCCAGCGTGACGGGCTCTGCGGCCGGGTTTCCGGTGCGGATGAGTCCCATGCGTGTCCTTGATGTTCAGCCGCTCAAGAGCGGCGGGTGTTGCGTTGCGCGGGGCGCGCGGTGTTGGCCTGCGCGGGCCGGCGGCTCAGCTCGGCGCGCGGTTGACCACCTCCACCCGCGGGCGGCATCACGTAGGCAAACACGGCGACTCCGCCGGGGCCTTCAATCTCGCGCACCCCGCCGAGGCGAACCGCGCCATCCGGAAGCAGCTCAACACCCAGGCCGCCGGCCAGCTCGATCTCGCGCAGCCCGCCGAGCGCAACGGTGACCGCGCCGGCGTTGACGGCAATGCCGCCGATGCCGGGCAACTCCGCATACCCGCCCGGCGCAACGGTGGCAGCGCCCGGCTGGATGCCAAGTCCGCCCGCACGTTCAACCTCACGCGCGCCGCCCACCTCGAGCATGACCGCGCCCGGCGCGACCGCGAGGCCGCCGATGCGGTCAGCCTCAGCTACGCCTCCGACGGAGAGCGCGACGCCCGCAACCGATGCGACCAGCCCGCCGGCCAGCTCGATCTCGCGAACACCACCCAGCGCCACCGAGGCGGTGCCGGGCGTGACCGCCACGCCGCCGGCAAGCGCGGGCTCGGCAACGCCGCCGAGGTTGACGGAAACGCCTGCCGCTGCCTGATTGAAGAGCAGCAGCAGCATAGGTTACGGCGCCAAATTGAATGTCAGCGTGCTAGTGTTTTCGACGGCGTCGTCGACGCGGCTGACGAGCTCGGCCGGCTGGTTGAACACCGACGGCTGATGCACGGTGACCTTGATGTCTGCCGGCGCCACCACGGCGACGTTTGGCAGGTAGCCGTTGCCGATGACCACGGTGACGCCCTCGTCGTCGGTCGAGCCTTGCGCGCTCTCGACGTTGAGGATGCCGAACGGCGTGCCGCCGGTGGTGCCGTGCTCGTCGTCGCGCACGTAGACTTCGATGGTGACTGGTTTGGTTGCCATGGTGATGCTCCTATGCGTAAGTCACAAAGCCGGTCACGTCGTTGAGCGTGACTCCGGTGTTGTCAGTGAGGCCGCGCGCGCCGGTGATCGCCACACTCATCGCAGTGCCGAACCCAATGCCGCCCTCGCCCATGGAGATGTCGACCACGGCCCTGTTGTGCGGCAGCATGATGTCAAGCACTGCCGACGTGGTGCCCATGACGACGGAACCGGCCGCAGTGTTGAACACCTTAAGGAAGCGGTCAGTGGCCGCGTTTGCGTTGACGCCGTAGACCTTGAGAAAGCGGCCAGCCGAACCCTTGAGCGCCTGCGCCGCCGGCGTGGCCGGGCAGTTGAGATTGACTGGCGTGGCCGCACCCGTCGAGCTGCCGCGGTACTGAACGCCGAAATCGCCGATGGCGTTTGTCCCCGCCGCAATCGAACCAGTGCCGATGTTGGCGGTGAGCGTGCCAGACACAGGTTGAGTCGGACCCGCAACGGTCAGCGCGACTGGGATCGGCGTGCTGGCGCCCATCTGCCGCGCGCCGGCCAGGTACACCGGCAGGTTGACCGTGTCTTCGACGGAGGCAAACCCCAGGGTCCAGTTTGTGTTGCTGGCCGGGTTGGCTGTGCCGTTGAAGCACCACAAATACACGTACAGCTCGACTTCTTGATCCGGGATGTTCGCCCATCTGTGCGCGCGATTCGTGACCGCTGGCGCCGTGGCTGACGCGATTAGCGCATCACCAAAATAGATGCTCCGACCGTCGATCTGCGTCTGCGCCATGTGTCCGGGCGATGCGGTCGTATTGATCGTCGCGCTGGTGTCGCCCGATGCGTACCCGTAGCGCTGCGCGTCAACCGACGCGGCCGTCGCAGTGGTGCCCGTGTAGAGCCATCGGATATAACTCCAACCGAAAAGATCAACCGTACACGATCCCGACGCGGGCCAGCCAGCCACTGTGAAGTTAATCGTGTCAACGTTGGGGATTGAGGCAATCGCGTAGCGCCCGGGAACACCGTTTGCGCCAGTGATCGCACCCACGAACATTGACTGGCCCACGTTGTCGGCAGTCAGTCCGTGCGCGGTCACGGTGACGCTGATGCTTGTGGCGCTGTTGATCGTGCATGACGCGCCCTCGGCGAACATGTCCGCCAGCAGCACCGCGAAGTTGGTGTTGGCAATGCGCTGCGAGGCAATCAACTGATGCCGGTGGATGAGCGCCCCATTGAATGAGCGATCAGAGCGCGCGAGGAATTCGGAGTTAGCTGTTGTGCCGCCGCCGACGACCAGATTGCCGTTCGACTGAGTGACGGTTATGCCTGTGCCAAGACGGCGCTGGGTCATGCCGGGCGCATTAAGCCCCGCTGCGCTGGCGCGCGTGAAAGACACGCTCCACGTGTCCTGTGGCGTGTTACGCACCACAAGCCCAGCCGTGCCGGCATCGGCATTGGTCGCCAGTACACGCGCGTGCACAGTGCTGTCGGCTAGGCCGTCGCTCAGCTTGACGCGCTGATAGTGCGCGTTGTTCGGAGCCGTGCCGATGTCGTCGGTCGCGACCGGCTCGTCGGTCCCTGGCAGGATGACGTTGTCGGCCATCGCCTCAGATCCTCAAAATGCGGTTGGCGCCGTTGCTCCACGCTGCCGCGATGTCGCCGCCGTTGGGCGTGATGGGCAGGTTGCTACCGGTGTATGCGACCTCGTACACGGCGTCGGCCGAGACGCCGGAGGACAGCGCAGAGACGGTCAGCGACCGCGCGCCAGCCGATGCGGCGGCGGACAGCGTGATCGTGGCGGGGCCGGTTCCCGAGATCAGCGTCGCGACCGCACCATTGGCGATGCCGAGCTGCAGCGCTTCGACCGTGACAGTAACGGCTGCGCCTGCGGCCGCGGCTGCGACGGTGAAGCGGAATCGACCGTCGAGAATGGCGACCAGGCGCTGGGCGGTGGCCGCAACATCGACCCCGCCCGTGACGGCGCTGGCCTGAAACAGCAGGATCGCTGGCACAGCCGCGCCGGCAGCCACGGCGGTAAATGTGGCGTCGTTCGCGTCGAGAACGCCGTCCGAGAACGTGACGCTGGCCAGGTTGACGGTGCTGACCAGCGTGCCGCCGGCACCGGTCACGTCAGAGACGAACGCGTGCGCGCTGTTGTAGGTGTAGCCGCGCAGCAGCGCAGCGCGGATGACGGCCGTGTCGAGATCGATGAGGCCGGTACCGAGGCCCTGACGGCCGTTTGCGAAGAACTGGTCCATTTGAACCTCAATCAGGATTGCTTGCGGCGGCGAACCGGCGCTTCTGGTGGCGCAACGTCCGCCGGGACCGGCAGCGCTACGCGATCTGCGATTTTCAATTCATCAACAAAATGCGCGGCATGCGCAGCGGAGCACGTGAGCAGATCACCCGCGGTCAACGTCCCAAACTGGGTGCTGTAGCAGGTAGAGGTGAACTTGATGCGCTCCATTGATGTGCTCCGCTGCGTTAGCC